ATACGGAACCCAAGTTCGAAAGACCAAGGCTGGTGCGAACCGCGGCGAAGGTCCCGCCATTCCCCACATCTTCCCGACCTATCGGGCAAACAAGGCACGCATCCGCCGATCGATGGCAGCTGCTGTTAGCAAGGCGGTACGATCCGTCAAAACGAAATAACCCCGCCATTACAGGAGATCCCCATGGCTAAGGCGACTACCATCAAGGGCGGGAAGTTCCGCGTCCTTCTCGGCAACGATGCCTCTCCGATCGTCTACACCGCGCCTTGCGGGTTCACTCAGCGATCGATCACCCTCAACAAGGCTCTGGAAGAGGTCAACATTCCAGACTGTGACGATCCCGACAAGATCGACTGGCTTGGCCGTGACGCTACCAGCCTCTCCATGTCGATCAGCGGTGAAGGCGTCCTCGCTTCGGAAAGCGTCGAGACCTGGCTGGATGCATTCGAGAGCATCGAGAGCGTCCCGGTGAAGGTAGAATGGGAGTTCCCGGCCAAGACCATAACCTGGACTGGCGCCATGCACCTCGAAAGTGTCGAGGCCGGCGCTGCGAATGCAGGGCGTGCCACGCTCAATGTCTCGATGCAGAGCGACGGTGAAATGGTCCGCGTCGTCACCCCGGCTAGCCCGTAATGAGCAGAGACGGCTCCTGCGAAATCGCCTTCAATGGCCGGCGTACGATGTTCAAGCTGGCCTGGCGCGAGCTGATGAAGATCCAGGAGGCCTGCGATGCTGGCCCCTATGTCGTTCTCGATCGACTGCTATCCGGCAGGTGGCGGCTTCAGGACATCTCCGAGGTCATCAAATGGGGGCTGATCGGAGGCGGCATGCCGCAAGCTGAAGCTCTAGATCTGGTCGAGAGCGAGGTGGAAGGGCGACGACCGCTCGAAAACCTTATTATCGCTCAGACGGTGCTGGGGGCTGGTCTTGTCGGTGCACCGGAGGAAGACGTCGGAAAAAAATCCGAGGCGGCAAGTCGGGAAAAGCGGAAACCCCGCTCCCAAACGGGAAGCTCCGATTTGCCGCCGTTATCGGAAACGGAATAGCCATGGGGATGTCGCCTCAAAAGGTGATGGGACTTTCGGTCTTTGAATATCTCGCGGCGCTGGATGGCTTCTCAGAAGCGAACGATCCCGAGGGCGACAAAAAGCTAAGCGAAGGCGAGAAAGATGAGCTTTGGGACTGGCTCAACTTATAGGGAAGGAGCCGGTTTGGCTGCCAACCTACGTATCTGTGAAGCGCGTCTTAACGTCGGATAGATTGGGCTTCGGCCCAGGGTGACTATAGGGGGTGCTTGGAGCTTCTTGCGATCGCACTGGTTGGTATCTGTTCCTATCTTCAAGGAGCATACTCTGCTTCTCCGCGTGGAACCGGATAGCTTTGAGATGCCCTAGCATGCTGCCAAAAGCAGCAATGATCGCGCCGCCGACAACAGCGGAGACAGCCCAGCCAGCGACGGGCAAGAATATGAGCCCCCGCGATGGTGAACTTGCAATGAGCACGAGCGCGATCAGGAGCGCCATCGCTGCGAACAGTATGCCTGCTATCTGAAGAAACTTTTCCATTAGGAGCCTCCCTTGGCTACAGACAATGAACAACTGGTGCTTAGCATCAGCGCCGACGTTCGCCAAATCCAGCGCCAGATGAAGAGCCTGGTCGGCCAGACACAGCGCGACACCAAGGCCATCGAGGATGCCTTCAGCGGGATTGATCGAACCGCGTCGGGCGCCTTTGCAGGAGTTGCGGCCAACAGCAACAAGGCGTTCACCACGGCCGAGCAGGCGTCGAAGAAGTTTGGAGTTGCGGTCAAGGCGTCGGGGGCACAGACGTCAAACATGGCTGCACAGCTGCAGGATATTGGCGTTCAGCTGGCAGGCGGCCAATCTCCGTTCCTTATCGGCATCCAGCAGTTGTCACAGATGAACCTAGGAGCCATGGGCGTGCGTGGCACGCTTACAGCTATCGGCGGCGCTGCTACGACTATCCTTAGCCCAATCAATGCCCTGGGCCTCGCTGCAATCGCTTTGATCGGCTACTCGGTCCAATATTTTTCAGAATGGCTATCGAGCGGCAAGGCGACAAGCGCCGAGATCGAGAAGCAGGCAGCTCTAGTCCAAAAAGTGGCTGGTGAGTATGGTGCGGCTGTCCCAGCTCTTCGTGAATATGCAGATCAGCTTGAGCGAGCTGCCAATGCCGCCGATCGAATGGAGGCGCTGAAGGCAACCCGCCTCAACGTCGAGAGCAACTTCGCCCAGGTATTCGAGGGCGTCACCGATAAGATCACCAACACGATTGCGCTGATCCCGGACGCAAACCGGGAGTTTGGTGTCCTTGCGTCCAAGATCAATTCCAATTCGCAGACGGCAGAAGATTTTCAGCGGGTCATTGCCGAACTGAACAAGGTCTTTGAGGCAACCGGCTCGAAATCTGTTCGCGCGGCGATCGATGCACTTGAGGGGCTGCAGGCGGCATCTGAAAAAACCGCGAAGCAGCTGAAGAACATCGACAGCAACATGAACACGGTCACACTTTCCTTGGAGCAAGGGAAGAACATGGCGGCCGCCCTCACAAGCCAGCTTCTCGGGCTTGGCACCGGAGGGGCTGGCGCCATCAAGCAGATTGCTGGCGCCGTGACCAGCTATCTTGGGCCGGCCATGCAGGCCGCGGCCGGTTTTGCCGATACCTTCAACAAGAACCTGGAAGCAGTTGGAAAATCTCAGGGCGCAGCTGCGCAGCTGATCCGCAACTTTGAGTCCTTCAGCGGGAAGGCGTACGAGGACACGCGCACATCCACAGGGAAGTTCGACGCGTATCGCGCAGGCTTCGGAAGCGATACCACCACGCGAGCGGGTAACATAGTCGAGAAGGTAACCAAGGATACGGTTGTCACCCTTGAGGATGCGGAGCGTGACCTATCCCGTCGGATAGTGGAGTTCCAGTCCGGTATCCAAAAGGCCATCGGCATCGAAACTTGGCGCAGTCTTTCCGACGGGCAGCAAGCAGCCTTGACGTCTATTGCCTACAACTACGGCTCTCTGCCCGATAGTATCGTGAAAGCCATTGAAGGCGGTGGCGGCCCGGAAAAGGTTGCGACAGCAATTGCTGCCCTGACTGCCAATCCGAAGCGCCGCAAGCAGGAGGCGGAATCCTATCTGTCGGGCAGCGGCATCTCAATGTCAGAAGCAGGACTCGGCAACAAGCAGAGCCCTGCCGATGTCTTCAAGGGCGATATCAGCCAGGTCCAGAAGCGCATCGACGTGCTTAACGCGGAGTATGCGGCGCAGGCAAAGCTAAACCCGCTGATCGACGACTACGGCTACGCTGTCGAGAAGGCCAGGATCCAGCAGCAGCTTCTGTCGGAGGCGCAAAAGGCCGGGGTGACGGTCACTCCGGAGATTGCAGCAAGCATCGAGACCTTGGCTGAAAACTACGCTCGCGCATCCGCAGCTAGCGATCAGCTACGGGATTCGCAGCAACGCGTAGCCGAGACAAACAGCGAGTTCAGACAGCTCGGCCGTGGCCTAGCGGGCGGGTTCATCGATGATCTCCGTGCCGGTAAATCTGCGGCTGATGCGCTCGCGAATGCTCTTGATAAGGTTGCCGACAAGCTGCTGGACATGGCGCTCGATAGTTTCTTTGGTATCGGAACCAAGGGAGGCGGTGGCCTCTTTGGCGGCGGCCTGCTCGGTGGCGCGATTATCCCAGGTATCCTTCACTCTGGCGGTGTCGCCGGTAGCGACGGCTACGGCCACGGCCGCTCGGTATCCCCTGGCACCTTCAATGTCGCGAAGCGGTATCATACTGGGACCAATTCGGCAGGTGGCCCAGCTCTGTTTCCAGGCGAAGTGCCTGCGATCCTTAAACGTGGTGAGATCGTTATTCCGAAAGGCGCCAAGATGGGTGGCGGGTCGTCTTTCGCCCCAACCTATAACATTGACGCACGAGGTGCCGACCAGGCGGCTGTAGCTCGTCTGGAGCGTGGCCTTCAGGAACGGGACCGGACAGAAAGCAAGCGTGTCTCAGGAAGATTGAAGCAGCAGGATAAGCGGAGAACAAGGGCCTAATGGCAAGACTGCTATCTTGGCCCAATGGCCTGCGCTGGAACCGATGGAAGTGGCTATCCGGCCCGGAGTCTGTCGGTGCGTCAGCCGATACGACCATCGGAGATTTCACGCAAACCATGGCAACACCATTCGGTGCTCGTCATGTCCAGCTCTCGTTCCCGCCGATGCGAGGCAAGGTGGCGCGACGGGCTCGGGGATTGGTGACGGCGATGCACAAGGGTGCCAATGCTGTACGCGTCTCGCTCTGTGACTGGGACGGGCTTCCTTTCGATGAGGCTGGGGTGAATGCCACGCAGCAACAACGGCAGGCTGGAATTCCATGGTCGAATGGCATGCCGTGGGGCAACGGCCAGAACTGGAAGCTGACCAAGCCGAACGTCCCTGTCATGGTTGCAGCGGCGCGCGGCGCCTCTATCGTTAGCCTCGGGGACTCGTTCTGGGGTCATGATCTCGGCATGGGCGACTGGATCGGGTTCTTCCCATTCCATTTCGGGCACTATGAGGTGACGGAGGTTTTGGATGACGGGCAATACCGTATTTGGCCGCCGCTGCGTGCGCCACTCTTTACTGGCGACTATGCAACCCTCTATCCCGTCATGGCCATGCGCCTGAAGGCTGACAACCTGCCGGACGCTGAGCGTGGTCCCTCATTCGTCGAGAACCTGACAATCTCGTTCTTTGAGGTGTTCGACTACGACGTGCGCGACTACTTCGGAGATTGATGACATGGCCCGGACCATTGAGGACGTCGTCGCCATGAAGCGCCGGGATCTCGCGGCTGTCCACGCTTCTGAATTGAATGCAGCTCTCTTCCCCAACCCGGAACGAGGCGACGACGCTATCTCCGAAGACGAGAAGCTAGGCATTCAGGAGGATGTTGCTGCTCTCGTGCAGCTTCACCGGCAAGAACTTGCGGCGTGGATTGCCGCTAACACCTAACCGTGGATCAACATGGCATCGCTATTTTCCGAAACAGACCGCGCCTTCCTGCGCCGGCCGCACATCTCGCGTGTCTGGTTCGCTGAACTGGACCTGCCGTCCGGGCTTGCCTACCTGCACAGCGGCGCAGGGCGTGTCACTGTCGGCGGACATGAATGGCGCGGCATCACTGACCCTGGCGGGCAGCAGCTGGTGTCCATAGGTGCTGTAGAGGAACCACGCTTCGGGGTGGCAGCCAAGCTGGATATCGTCATCTCCGGTGTGAACATCGCGTTCCTCCGTTCGGTGAAGGATACTGCGAGAGAGTTGGAGGGCCGCAGCGCCAATATCTATTGGTGTGCCTTCGATCAGGAGACGGCCGAGCCGTGGTCAGGCGGCATGAAAAAGCTCTGGCCCGGCAAGCTGTCGTCGCCCGTCATCCGTTGGGCTGGCTCTGGTGTTCGCACCGTTTCATTCTCGATCGAAGGGCCGTGGCAGAGCCAAAGCTATCCATTCGGTGGCAAGTGGAACCCTGCGGATCAGCGCCGCCGATATCCCGGTGACAAGGGTTTGGATTTCGTGGGCGTGAAAGTGCAGGAGCTGATCAAAGCATGATTGCGGCCGAAGAAATGGCCGCACGTGCCAACGCCTATGCTGAGGAAGCTTTCGAGCAGCCGATGGTGTGGGGTGACAGTGACTGCACCGCTTGGGCGCGCGCGTGGGTGGAAAGCGTCACAGGGCGCCGGATACGCCTGCCGAAATGGAGCAGCCGCGACGAGGCTGTGGAGCGTATTGAAAAGGCTGGTTCGCTTGAAGCCCTATGGTCTGGCGCCCTCGATGCGTATGGCCTGCCAGAACAGTTGCGCGAGCCTCAACCGGGAGACGTGGGTATCATTGATACGCATCTCGCCGGCCAGATCGGTGGCATCTTCTTAAATCACGGCATCTTTGCTTGGCGGGCTGAACCTGCCGGCGTGCGCCTCATCCGGCCGCGCCCGAGAACCATCGTCAAGGTATGGGCTATCCAGTGAAGTTTTTCCGACATGTCATGCTCTCGTCGGCGGCTTACGCTGCTGCGACGATGCCCGCGCATGCGGAGCCGGTGAGTTTCGCTATTTTCTCCGCGCTCTACACCATTGGCATCCCCGGTGCGATAGCCAACGCGATCTCGCTCATTGCTATTCCGGCACTTGCGGTCGGCGCGTCTCTTCTAGGAGGCCAGAAGGCGCCCAGCATCAAAGCGTCTGACGCAAAGAACACTTTTGAGTCAGAAGAAGCGCAGGTCATGGAGGGCATCGGCCGCGTCCGGATTGGCGGCTTGAAGGCATTCGGGAACTCCGATGGTTCTACCCGCGCGCGGCTGGTGTGCCGTTTGCAAGGGCCGATAGACGCGGTTGAGGAATACTTCATCGGCGGCAGGGAAGTCACGGTCGAGGACAATGGCAATGTCAGCTCGCCCCCATGGGCTCGTGCCGGTGGATCATGGGCAAATTGGAAGGACAAGGTAGGGACCGGGACTGAGACGGCATGGGCCAGCCTCATGTCGCTATTCCCATCGCTATGGACGGCAGATCATCGCGTGCGAGGCATCGCTCAGTCTCTGATCCTTTGGTACAACCCCGGCCTGAAGGAAACGAAGTATTTCACACTCTACCAGGGCGGCGTTCCGGATACGGAGCAGGTCGTTCGGGCGTCCAAGATCTACGATCCGAGAGACCCTGATCAGACGGCCACCAACCGTTCGACATGGAAGTGGAACGATAACGGCATTCTCGCGTGCGCCCATGTGCTGCGACGAGACCCGGCTTTTGCATCCAGCATGTTCGATTGGACATTGATTGCAGCGCAAGCAACCAAGGCTGATCAGCTTATTGTAACCAAGACCGGCACTGAGAAGCGATCCCGCGCATGGGGCATTTGGGGTTGGGAGACGGCTCGCTCCGACGTGATGCAGCAACTGATGGATTCTGCTGGCTGCGAATTGCGGATCACAGACGCCGGCAAGATCTGGTTTCAGCTTGTCGACGATGTGCATTCTTCCGAGATCGCATTCACCCCAAAGGATGGCTACGAAATCACGTGGCGCAGCGGGCCAGAGGCGGTCGAGCGGCCGAACATATGCAGGGTCAACTACTACTCACCGGAGCGAAACTACGAGTCTGCCGAGATCGACATGACTGGAATTGCCTGGGCCAGTGTCGAGGATGAAATCACTCGGTATGGTGCGAAGTATTTCGACATCGATCTGACCTTCTGCCCCTCGGCAAGCCAGGCACAGCGCATTGCCCGCCGCAAATTCCTGCAGGCGAGAACCGATACCGGCGTACTGAATGCTGATATGGTTGGCTTGGCGGCATGGGGGTTGCTGTACGGCTCCGTCGAGTTGCCGGATCTTGGAGATGTCCTTCCGGTTCGGATGGAGGCGCCGCGGATCGACGATGATCAGGGGATGGTGGAGATCCCGTTCTCCGTATGGCCGACCCTTCCGGCATGGAACCCTACGACGGACGAAGCTGCCGCGCCCGAACCTATCCCGGACTTTGGCTTTGAGACCAACCTAGATACTCCTGATGCCCCTACAGCAGTGACGCAAGTCGTTTACCCGGACGGTTCCGGCGAAGTTCGCCTTGCGTTTCCGCATCCCGATGGTGACGTCGATGTGATCGAAGCCAACTTCAGAACCTACACTGGCGGGCTCCCTGACCCTTGGCAGTCGATGACAGAGGGTTCGACAGGAACGTTTAGCTATAAAGCCGGAATATACACTGGTGTGCAGGCTGATGGCCGGGTGCGGGTTTTCAGCGGAGACGAGGGGAGCTACTTCTCGGATGTCTTCACCGGAACCGTTGGCGTCAACAATGCCGCTCCTGGGCAACCGAATGGCCTTACAGGTGGGGCGACGTTTGTCTTGCAAGATGCTGTTCTCAGCGTAACCGTCACAGCTGCGGAGTCGAGAGCGGCATCTATTCGCCTTGAACGACGGGTGCCATCTCTGAGTCCAGCGTGGACCGTTGTTGACCGCAAGAATGTACGGCCGGGCCAAAGTGTAGCCTTCGACGATACCCTAAGCCCAGGTGGCGGGGGCGGCGCGGTGGAGTGGCGTCTTCAGACCCTAACCAGCGACGGCACTGGCGGCCCTTACCTTACCTACGGCGCGAACGTCCCTCCGTTCGATCCAGAATAATATCCAACATCAAGGATGTCTTAGATGCCACTTGGTCTCACATACCGAGGCGTGGACGTGTTCGCGCCCACGGACGAAAACGGCAATGCGCGCTCCGTCAAGAATCAGGACGCGCAAGTCTATGCTAGCGAACTGGAGCGAATAATTGAGGAAACTAAAGAGGTGGCCGCTGGTAAGCGCCTCTCCCGGCCACTCTTGTCGTCGCTGGCTGCCGAACTCGGTAGGCCCGATGAATTCATAATCGAAGTCTATGGCGACACTGAAGAAAACAATGGTGTCTATAGGAAGGTTGGGGCACCTGGGACCGGCAGCTACGTAAAGGACGGGCCGCTCCCGCAGGCTGATGTTTCGAACCTGACGGCTCGGGTTGACCAGAAGCTCTTGCCCCTGCGCGAGCTTGTGGTTGAGGGGACAAAGCTCCTTATCCCGTCGATGTACTATTGGATCAAGGGTAACCCGCAGATAGCATCTCCCCTCGACGGGTCGCTGTATTGGGAAGTTAACATCCAGACAGCTGCAGCGCAGGTGCGTTGGTATTACTGGAGCAATTCGCTTGCTGCTGCCGGGGGCAATCCTATCGTTGTCGTGGAAGAGGGCAACAATCCGCAGGTTTCGTCCGCCGGACTCGTCCTGATCGGTCACTCGATCAACGGGCAGGTGACGACGGATCTGCCGATCGTCGGGGGTGTAGCTGGTGGGGTTGCGCGCAATCAGTGGCTGGAAGGCAAATTTCCTGAAGCTGTTGAGTGGTTGGACGGCACCACGACTTATAAGGCGGCAAGCGCAACGATGGCTGCGCTAGGTTTTGCCGACGTTTATAACAATACGGCAGCAGCCCCGATCTATATGGGGCTTGGGCTTGAAGAGCGCACTACGGGGGGCGAAGCCATCTTTGCTCGTCTGTGGCTCCACCAGCCTACACCCGCTGCAGCGGATCCGACGATAAATCTCTTCGCAGGCGAAATATACCAGGAGACCGTTGTTGCTCATTTCCTCAAAGAAAAGCAAATTGATGCTAACACGTCGATCTGGATCCTGCGCGGGAGGATATCGCCCGGCATAGTGGCCGACCGCCTAAATGTGGGGGTTAGTCAGGGGTCTGCCCGCAACTGGGAAGTCGCCGGCCTCCAGCTTGCCATCGGCAAAGGGTACATCGGGTGGATTGCCCGCGATGACTTCCCGGCGCTGAGCCCAGGATCCTATCGGCCGATCTATGGCCCGGATATGTGGTTGATCAGTGGGCGGAAGATGCCGCTTTACATCGAGAACCTAGTCGGGCGCCGCGATGATCGGTCCCCTGTAGTTGCTGGCGGGTTTTACGCCAAGGACGTAAGCAGAGCGAACTATACCTTCGTTGAAGAAGGTTGGCCGATGATCAAGATCGACCCTGACGAATGCGGTGAAGACGGACGCCTCGAACTTTATCCAACCAATGGCACACCCGATGTTCGCTATAGAACGCCAACTGAAGTTCACGTCGCCAAATCTCTTGATGTTCCTAAAACCATCAGGGTTCTGTCATTCTCTGACAGTCAGTGGAACCGAGGCACGGGTACTGCCGTCGGGACAATATGTTCAGCTTTGAACGTCATCGTCGACTGGCAAGGCTCCATCCGAGGCGCGGATGGCGGCGGAACCCCGAATTACGACTATTATGCTGACGCGACAGGACAGCTAGGAGAAGCACGAGAAGGGCGCCGGTACACGGATTTCGTAGGCATCACGATTGATCGGTCGGCACCTGTCGCGAATAATGGTTTTGCCGCGTACAACGCATCGTCCAAGCAATCGAAAATCGCCAATATGCCTATCCTGCGGTCGGCCGTTCAGGGGGATCCACCAGATCGCGTTAACAACAACGTTCGGATGGACCTTGTCCGTTACAAAACGGGCATCGGAATGGCTGCCGATCCTCACGCTGTTATCTGGGCTCTGATAACGAACGACGAGGCTTTTTTCCCAATCGATGAGGCGATAGCCAAGCTCAAGGAGAGCATCCGGATCTCGTTCCTGGAGACTAGAGAAGCTTTCCCCAATGCCGCGATCGCATGGGCTGCCTACGCTCAATCCGTATCAAATCTCGGATACAAGGCCGGTGAACATAAGCGACTCATCGAAGCGGGCATGAATGCCGTGCGAGCCCTAAACGATCCAAAGGCCTACATCATCCCGATCTGGGCTCACCAATCCGCCAAGATCGGGTATCCGCTGGATCCTGCCGCGTTCCCAGACGCCAACTTTGCGATCCGCGCGCGGTTGGCTGACAGCACGCATTGGGTTTCGGATTTGTCGCCTGGCCGGCAATGGGCGGCTGAGTGCTACGCAGGCTTCATCTGTGATGTAGCGAAGGGAATATAATCATGGCTGCATTTTCTCAAATGACCGGAGCCGCGCGGGTTGTAGCCGACGCACTCAATCCCCGGCTTACCGCGCTTGAGGCAGGGATACCGGCGACGGATATTCCTGTGATCGCCTCACAGGTCGCGCAGCTGGTCGTGGATGACCCCGCGCTAGATGCAAAACAGAACCAAGCCGCTGCTCTCGATGCGCTGGCGGCATTATCGCTTGCTGCCAACAAGCTCCCGTATGCGGATGGTCCCGATTCAATGGCGCTTGCGGACTTAACCGCTGCGGCTCGCAATGTCTTATCCAAGTCATCTAACTCGTTGATGCTTGACGCATTGGGCATAAAAACCGGGTCATATGCGCCGACTTTCTCAGTTGCAACACCCGGAACGTTTTCTGTGTCGTACGCTATTCAGATCGGCGCATACGCTCGGATAATGGACTGGATAATTTTCCAGGCGGCCTTGCAGTTTACGCCTGTTTACGGAACCGGTGCTGGCGCAATACGGTTCGGAATTCCATTCCCTGCCGCTGTGGGTGCGGGAAGCGGTGCTTGCATAGTGACCAGTATGACAAGCAATTTCGCATTCCCTGCCGCCGCAACCACACTTGTGGGCGGTATCGATCCGGGGCAAGATTTTGCGACGTTACGGGCGCATAAAACCGGCACACCAACAGCGGTTTTGCAAACGAGCGACCTAACGGCGGCGGGGACGGCAATCAACTATGCCGGTTTCTACAAGGCTGCTGCGGCTTGATTACTGCGGCAGAGGAACAGCCGGGTTTCGGAGCCCTGTTTGTTTTCCCTGATGACTCGATAATCACTGCCGACATCAGCCATCACGGCGTGGAACGCACTGTCGCGGCTTAGGAAGAACCCGGATTTGCCGTCCGGTCGATCAGTATTGAGCCCTGTTTTGACCTTGGTTTCGGTAAGGGCGTCGTCGAAAATGACTGTAATCTCGGTATCACTGGTTTTGAAATACTCTGCGAATACCGGCATCCAAATCTCCCTCTTGGCGGCTTCATGAGAATACGCACGAGGTTGCGTTTCGCGCAAGACGCAACCTTGAAATAATTGACAAGTCGAGTCTGTAACTTCCCAAGTGATCTACAGATTAGCCATGGCCGGTCCCCGGCACGATTATTACCGCACCCTCCGCCGTCTGCTTTACCCTTAGTATTTCACCACCGTGATCAAAGGACATCACCATGAACACGACCGTGCAGGTTCTGCAGCGGCGCTTAATCGCGCTTGGCTTCCAGCTTCCGCTCTACGGGCCGGATGGCGATCCAGGTACCGAAACCCTATCCGCCGTGAACAAAGCTCTCGACGAGCTGGTGACTCTACGAGGAGTGACGTCAGCTATTCCGGCACCAGTCGTTCCGCCAGCGGCTCCCATGACGACCAGCGCCGCAGGCCGCAAGGCGATCACCGACAGGGAAGGCAACAGGCTCACAGCCTATCAGGATGGCGGCGGCGTTTGGACCATCGGCGTGGGTCACACCTCGGCCGCCGGCGACCCCGTTGTGACCAAAGGTCTGAAGATCACGGCCGCACAGTCAGACGAGATCCTATCTCGCGACCTGAAGGACGTGGAGAAAGCCGTTCTCAAGGGGCTGAAAGTGCCGGTCACGCAAAACCAGTTCGACGCTCTCGTGTCGCTCGCCTTCAACATCGGCAACACCGCTTTCACGAAATCGACGCTCCTCAAGAAGCTCAACGCAGGCGATCTGGCGGGAGCGGCCGATCAGTTCCTCGTCTGGAACAAGGACAACGGCAAGGTCGTGCAAGGCCTGGTCAATCGCCGGAAGTCCGAACGTCTGCAATTTCTCTCCTAATCCCTGAAAGGAACCTAGCATGTCTCAGTACAGCAAGCTTATCGGCGCGCTCGTCGGCAACCTCGTCGCCATCCTGCTCGCCTACATCGCCACCAAGTGGACCGGCGTTGCCGAATGCGCGCTCGTCGACCAGGTGCAGACCTGCACGGCGTTCGGCTTCAGCCAGGCGCAGATCACGGCCGGCCTGATGACTGTGGTCAATGCCGCGTTTGTCTATCTCTTCCCAGCCAACAAGCCAGCAGTATGACCTGGCTGGCTGCGCTCAAGCTCATCCTGCAGCTCGCCGGCTTCATTGCTCGGCGGGCTGAAAGGCTCGACATTGAAAAGGCGGTGCTCAATGAACTGGATGTCCTTCATGGCAAGCGCGTCGACGCTGCCGTTGCTGCTCGCGATGATGTCCTTGCTGGCCGGGTGCCAGTCGATCCTGCCGACAAATACCGCCGCGACTGAGACGGCGATGGCGGCCGATACCTGCCGCGCGTGGAAACCGGTCACCTATTCCAGCCGGGACACGCCAGAAACGCAGACTGAGGCCCGAGCGAATAATGCCGCTCGTGATGCCTACTGCCCCGACTAGTTCACCTTCTTGCCTGCCACGTTGATCACGGACGTGAAAACCTTCGACACGTCCGGCGCTCGACCGGGATCAGCATTCCAGTCTGCATCCATGCAGCATGAAGGGCAGGGCATACCGGCGGCTCCGCAGCCGCAGGATCTTGGGCCTGTCCAGGGCTTATGGCAGTGCTCTTCGCAAACCCAGCCGATACCTCGACATATTCTGCATTCAGGAGGGGCCATGGAAGCCTCCGAGATTAAGCCGAGCCGAATATACCACAACGGCCGGGGCATCGCCTATGGCGTCGAGGCCATTCAGCTTGGCCGCGTCTACTATCGTATCAACGGCCTGAAAGAAGGCCTGCTCGCATCTATGGCTCTGGATGATTTTGCCAAGGCGATGACGGAAGAAGTGCGGAAAGGAGCACAGCAGAATGAGTGACGGCTACATGGGGCCAGGCATCTGGATCAGGATCCAGCACCGCTTCGGGCCTCGGATGATGGAATGGTTCATGGCGGGGCACATGATCCTGTTCGGCTATGTCCTGCTGCTTCCCTCGGATACATTCAACCAGCCGGCTTTCATGTCGTTCCGCGACCTGGTGCCGTCGGAAAGCTTTCTCGGCTGGGCGATGTTGGTCGTCGGCTGTCTCCGGATCGTGGGTCTTGTCATCAACGGGGCCAGGAGAACGGTAACCCCTCAAATTCGAGTTACGTCAGCCGGTATCGGCTGCATGATCTGGTCGGGCATTTCGTACGGCTTCTTTGCTTCCGATGTCATCAGCACATGGCTCGCCATCTATCCGCTCTTCGCCATTGGAGAGCTGGTAAACGTTAATCGCGCCGCTCATGACCAGGGGGAAGCTCGCAATGGAACAACTGGCTAATCTTCCTCCGCTTGCCATCATTGTGTTTGGGGCTACGCTGGCAGTTATATTCGCCGTTCGCTACATGGGCCTTATGGCCGGTGAAAAAGCGCCGCCAGAGAAAGCCGCATCCTCTGCGCAGGTCGCAGCCGTCATTGTCGATCCGACAGCGCTCAACCGCCTCACGGCGGCTGGCGAGGCCTTGAATATGACGTTGATGGAAATGAACACCGTCTTCAAGGAGAAGACCCGAATAGACAATCTCATGGCCACTGAACTTGACCGCATCCGCGAAGAGCTCCGAATTCAACGTGAGATCGGCCGTCGCGAGCGGTAGCGCCTTGCTCTCTTTGTCCGATAGCGTACACTCTGCTTCGGCGGACCAAGCGTATCGCGAATGGCCTCCTCTGCCTTGACTGGTGGAGGGGGCCATTTTTGTGTTCGAGCTAATCTTCCACCCTCGCTGCGGGCGATGGGATCAAAAGGCCCGCGTTTTCAATGGCGATCCTGAGGGCATCATCCGCGCTGATGTTGCTTTCTCCCTCACCAATGTCAGTCATGCCACTTGTTGTGATAACAGCCCCGTAAAGCGGCTCATCACAGCGCACGCGACCTTTTGAGACCGTCCAGTAGAGTTCCGGGTAAGCCCTTTCAAAAAGCATCGCCGTTTCCATCACGCTCTCCCTTCGATCTTAGAGATGGCCGCGCCAATTTTGCTGAAGGCTCTTGAAAGCAGGATCTCGTCCATTTCCCCGCATGGTACGTTTGCTGCTTGAAGCTTGCCTTGCAGCATATCGATGACGCCGCACGCCTCTTTCAGAGCGTCCATAAGGGTTTCATCGCTCCCCACCATATGTGACTCTGGTGCCGGGGTGTTGTTTGCCGTGTTTGCCATCTTTGTCTCCAATCGTGTACCTGATTGAAGTGATAACGTGTACATGCTAAGACGTCAATATCATGTACACGTTTGAGGCACGCTTTGACAGAAATTCATGTACACGCTAAGCCAGCTCGCATGGCGCGGAAGAAAGAGTTCACTGAGCAAATTCGCTTGCCCTTACCGACAGGGGCAACGGCGCGCATCGATTCTGTTTTGGAAGAGGGGGAGCCTCGTCTGGACATGATCCGCGAGGCAATAGAGCGTGAGATCAAGCGTCGTCAGAAGGCGAAGCCCTAAAGCACCCCCACCAATTGCATCACATGCCCCACGATGCTCACCACCACCATGACTATAGCGACCAGCATCAGCCCGACGAATACCCACCCGCCAATGTGCCAGTCTCGCCTCATGGCTCCAGCCTAGCCTTCTGCACGTCCCATAGATCCTCGACGACCTTAGCCGCTTCTGCCGCTGTCGTCTCCCATCCGAAATTCGGGAGGAAAGGCTTCCCGCCTTTCGGGTACTGGATCGCCCAATAATACCGTCCAGCCTTCAATGTCTGCTGGTCGAGGTAGATACGGCCGATCTGCACGTCGCCATCCCAGCCTACGAAGTCCTCATGAGGCAGACCGTTCAATCCGGTCTCTTTGCCCCAGGTGCGAGACCAATGGTATTTCTTCTGCCATTCCATGCACGAGGGATTCCGCAGATCGTGGCAGGGGTCAATTGGTGCGACCCAACGTTTTTGATTCGACAATAGAATCAACGGGGCGTTCTTTTGTCCCACCTCGTCCTAAACTATTGCAGTCGCTCAATAGTCGTATAACTGCAGGGGTCGCCATTTCCGTCTGATACCACGACACATTACCTGCCGAGGAAACCGCCGAATATCATGTTCGCGGGATATGCATGCTGGCCGCGGTCAATAAAGCCGTAGCGGTAGAGGCATGCCC